CCTACTCTTCAAAATACTTCATATACTATAGGAGATAGTTTAGAAATAATAATTAGTGGTAGTGCTAATAATCAAGTAGCAGTACAAGTAGACTTTATTAAAATATAAAAAAATATGCCTGTACTTTTATTTACAACATCTACTATTTGGACAGTTCCCGCTGGTGTAACTTCTGTAATAGCAGAATGTTGGGGAGGTGGTGGAGGTGGAGGGGGTGTAACAAGTCCTGGAACAGCTGCTGGAGGCGGTGGAGGTGGAGGATACGCTAGAAGAATATTAACAACAGCTAATTTTATAGGAGGACAATTATCTCTAGCAGTTGGAGGTGGAGGATCTGGAGGAGGAAATGGATTAAACGGAAATATTGGAGGTGACACATATATTAATGACATTAATACAATAATAGCCAATGGAGGAGGCGGAGGATCAGCTTCTACAAGTAACATAAATAGCCAAGGAGGATTTGGTGGATTTGCTGGAGCCCCAGGAGGTGTTTTTTATGCTGGCGGTACAGGTGGGCAAGGAATAGCTAATAACTGGTCTGGTGGTGGTGGAGGAGGAGCAGGATCAACAGGTACTGGAGGATCAGCTTCACCAAATCCTATTAATATAAATCAATCTTTTGGATTAGGTACATCTGAATTAGGTGGAAATGGAGCTATAGGCAGAAATTCTAGTAATAATGGAACTATAGGATTTAACTATGGTGGAGGAGGTAGTGGAGGTTTTAGAAATAGTGGCGGAGGAAGAACCGGAGGAGCAGGAGCACCAGGACTAATTAGGTTAACTTTTGGTACATTAACATCAACTCCTATTTTTATACAATGGATAGATGATTCTGATTATTAAATAGTTTTTTTATCATATTTATAATAAACTAACACATTATGAATATTCCTATATATCCTGGCTCATCTTCCTTCTTTCCAGGAAATACTCCTTTTGGCTTTTATGATAATGATTATCAATTTCAAGTAGATGCTGATAAAGTAGTAACTTTTTGTGCTAGAAGATTAGGTTATCCTATTATGGAAGTTGAACTCCAGGACATAAATTTCTACACTGCTTTTGAAGAAGCAATTACTACATACGGAAATGAATTATATGCTTTTCAAGTTAGAGATAATTTATTAAATGTTTTAGGAGCATCAACTGCTTCTGTTTTAAATCATTCTTTACTAACACCAACAATGGCTGGTGTTATTAGATTAACTCAACAATATGCTGCTGAAGCAGGAGCTGGAGGTAATATAGAATGGTATAGAGGATCAATCCCTTTAACAGCTAGTGTTCAAGATTATGATTTAAGTCAATGGGCAACTAGTAATAATATAACAGGAGGTATTGAAATTAAAAGAATATTTCACGATGGACCTCCAGCGGTAACAAGATTCTATGATCCATATGCTGGAACAGGCTTAGGTACTCAAAACTTAATGGACAGTTTTGGATTTGGAGCTTATTCTCCATCTGTAAACTTTGTTTTAATGCCTGTAAGTTATGATATACAAGTAATTCAAGCTATTGAATTTAATGATCAAGTTAGAAAATCTGCTTATTCATTTGAACTTATAAATAATAAACTTAGAATATTCCCTATTCCTGATAGAAGTATTGATCTATGGTTTCAATATATTAAAATAGATGAAAGAGCAAACTCAGCAGTTCAAAATGCTCCTGGTCGAGTAACTAATGTATCAAATATTAATTTTGCTAATCCAAATTATACTCAAATTAACTCAATTGGACGCCAATGGATATTTGAATATACTTTAGCTTTATGTAAAGAAATATTAGGATATATTAGAGGTAAATATTCTCAAGTTCCTATTCCAAATAGAGAAGTAACACTTAATCAATCAGATTTATTACAATCTGCTAAAGATGAAAGAATAGCTTTAATTGAAAGATTAAGAGCATACTTTGATGAAACTTCTCGCCAAGCTTTATTAGCAAGAAAACAAGCAGAAAGTGATTCAGCTATGAATGAATTAGGAAAATCACCAATGCAAATATATATAGGATAAAATGGCACTCTTTGGATCTAGCAGAGATGTTTCATTTGTGAGACGAATGAATAGAGAATTAATGGGTAACATTATTTCTCAACAATGTGCTTTCTACAAATATAGATTAGCTGAAACTAAAGTTAATATGTATGGAGAAGCATCTGAAGGAAAATATTTTGATGGTCCTGTTTTATTTAATGCTTTAATAACAGTTGGTGATAATTCTAGTCCTACAAGTGATTTAGGTGTAGATTTTGATTGGCCTATAACATTTGCTTTTTTAAGAGATGATTTAGTAGATGCTCAAATTCATCCTGATGTAGGAGATATTATTCTATATCAAGAAAGTTATTGGGAAGTTGATAATACAAATACCATCCAATTTTGGTTAGGTAAAGATCCAGATTTTGGATATGAACCTAATCCTTTAAATCCAGGATTATCTAATTTTGGATATAATGTTAGTGTGACTTGTGAAACTCATTATGTTCCTGCTGACAGGATTAATTTACAGAGGACTCGTCTTTAATAATAATTTATTATAAAATGATAGGTATCTATAAAATTACAAATCCAAGTGGTAAAATTTATATTGGTCAATCTACTAAAATTAAAACTAGAACAAATTTTTATAAAACATACAATTGTAAAAAACAACCTAAACTTCTTAACTCACTTAAAAAATATGGTTGGGAACAACATATTTTTGAAATGATAGAAGAATGCTCTATAGAGCAATTAAATGAAAGAGAAATATATTGGGGAATATTTTTTAATGTTTTAGGAAAAAATGGATTAAATTTAAGATTAGGAAAGGGTAGAGGAGCATGTAGTGAAGAAACTAAACAAAAAATGAGAAATTCTCATTTAGGAAAAAAAGATAGTGAAGAAACTAAAAATAAAAAAAGTCAAGCTTTAAAAGGTAAATCTAAACCTAATGGATTTGGAGAAAATCACAGTCAAGCTTTAAAAGGTAAATCTAAACCTAATGGATTTGGAGAAAAATTAAGTAAAACTAAAACTGGCAAACCTCTTCCTTTAGGCACTGGTGAAAAAATAGGTAAAACTAAAGAAAAATCGGTAATTCAATTTGATAAAATAGGAAACATAATTAATATCTTTAATTCAGCTAAAAAGGCTGCTATTTATATAGGAGTACATGATGTTAATATGAGACTCCATTTAGGAGGAAAATATAAAACATGTAAAGGATTTATCTTTAAATATCAAAACTAGACTATAATGGATTTAGGAAGAAGAATAACACCAAAAACACAAAGAGAAATCCTTATTTCTCAGCAAGAACCATATATTCCGCCCCCTGGAGCTCCAGGATTTTCACCTACAGGAAATCCTAATTTAGCTAATAATCCAAATAGAGGTAATGAAATTTCTTTTAAAGGAGATACTACAAAACCTTTTTCAATAGGAATTCAAGATATTGATGAAGCTGTATTTTATTATTTTACAAATGTTATAAAACCTTTTGTAATACACAATGGAGATAGATTAGAAGTTCCTATTATATACGGTTCACCCGAAAAATGGAAATCATTCCAGAAAGATGGATATTATAGAGATGTTCAAGGTAGAATAATGTTACCTCTTATAATGTTTAAGAGAGATAATATTGAAAAAGTTAGATCTATATCTAATAAATTAGATGCTAATAATCCTCACAATGTGTCTATTCAAAGTAAAAAATATTCATCTAAAAACGCATATAATAATTTTGATATTTTAAATGATATTAAACCTGAGAAAGTAAATTATGCTGTTGTTGTACCTGATTATCTTACTTTAACATACAGTTGTGCTATTAATACTTATTATATGGCTCAATTAAATAAAATTATTGAAGCAATTGAGTATGCTTCTGACTCATATTGGGGAGATCCTCAACGCTTCCAATTCAGAGCAATGATTGATAGTTTTAGTACAACAACAGAGCTATCAGATAGTAAAGAAAGAGTTGTTAGTAGTACTTTTTCTATTAAATTAAATGGATATATTATACCTGATACTATTCAAAAAGACTTAACAGCTCTAAAGAAAACTCCAGATGTGACTAAAGTTATTATTAATTTAAGTGAACAACTTCTTGGAACTTCAGGAGCTACTAATTATGCTCCTTCATCTGTAGGTCCTTTAGCTAATGGATATTGGAATGATCAAGGAGGATGGAATGATAATGGATACTGGCAAGATTAATAATATTTATAATAAAAAAATTTTAAAATGCCTATTAATCAATTAAATAATGGAGATTCAGGCTTAACAGCTAGAACTATAATAAATGATGTTGTAACAGCAACTAATAATTTATCAACAACTGGTACATCTTCTTTCGCTATAACAGCTTCATATGCTTTAGCTGGTCCTAGAACAGTTCAACAGATAATAGCCGGACCTGGAATATCTGTTAGTCCTGTAGGAGGACAAGGTATTGTAACAATAACAAATCTTTGTTATCCGTGTGCCTCTGGAAGTAATTATTTAACAACCGCTTCTATTTCTGGTAATGTTATTACTTTTACTAAAGCGGACACTAGTACTTTTCCATTAACTGTTCAAGTTAGTTTACAACAAGTATTAGATTATGATCATACTTTAAATAATGGTATTGTTAGAATTGGAACGGATGCAGCAGAAAATATAGGTTCAGCTATTAATAATATAGGTATAGGTACAAACGCAGCTTATGGCGCTAGAGGAAATTCAGTTATAGGTATAGGATATCAAGCTGCTTATCAAAGTTCAGGAAGCAAAGACTGGGTTAATGGTATAGGATATCAAGCAGCTTATTTAAACTCAGGAAGTTATGTTAATGCTATAGGTATTAATGCTGCTATGCGTAATAGAGGTAATAATATTGTTAGTTTAGGATTCTATGCTGCTAGTGAAAATGTTGGTAATGAAGTTGTAGCTATAGGTTCATCTGCAGCTGTTAGCCAATTAGGTAGTAATGTTATAGCTATAGGATCTTTAGCAGGTAATGGTAATACAGCTAGTGAAATTTCAGCTATAGGTATTCAATCAGCATATCAAAACTCAGGAACACAAATAACCAGTATGGGTATTCAAGCTGCTTATCAAAACAAAGCTGATGGTATTAATGCTATTGGTAATGAAGCTGCTTTTCAAAATACAGGTAGTTATATTAATGTTATGGGATATAGAGCCGGAAGATTAAATTCCGGCTCATATTTAGTTTCTATAGGCCATTTATCATCTATCCAGAACTCTGGAAATAATGTGATTGCTATAGGATATCAAGCAGCTTATCAAAATTCTGGAGATCAAATAATAGCTTTAGGAAATGGAGCAGCATCAACTAATACTTTATCACAACAAACTATTATTTCTAATGATTGTCTTCCTTCATTTGCTAATTACACAGCCGCTTCTTCATCTATAAATGTTAGTAATGGAGCCTCAGTGGGGAGTACTTACTTATATCATGATCAATCAACAAATTCAATCGGAGCAGTAAGATTATTATAATATATTAAAAATAAAAAATAAAAATTATGGAAAGAAAAGTTTTAACACAAGATGAAATTAATCAATTAAGATTAGTTAGAGACAAAAGAGTTAAATTAATTGAAAGTTTTGGAATTTTAGAATCAAGGATTCAAGAATTTAATCTACAAAAAGAAATTCTTAAAGAAGAACTTAAAAATCTAGTACAAGAAGAAATTCAATTAGGTGCTAACTTACAACAAAAATATGGAGATGGTTCTATTGACCTAGAAAAAGGAGAATTTATAACTAA